TTATCCAATGCTCGCACACGGCAGAACTTGCTGTAGGCTTTGGGCGTAAGGTTCGTAACCTTGTAGATACAGACGCCTACCGGAGTGTGTTTTCGGACCTAAATCTCGCATCCGACTCGAAGGCGGCTGGCCGATGGAACACATCCAAGGGCGGGGATTACTTCGCTATCGGTATCGGCGGTGCTGTGACCGGTAAGGGTGCTGACGTGCTCATCATTGATGACCCGCACTCCGAGCAGGAAGCTGCTATCGCGGAAGTTAACCCAGATATCTACGACAAAACCTATGAGTGGTATACCTCTGGGCCTCGTCAGCGTCTCCAGCCGGGTGGCGCTATCGTCGTTGTTATGACGCGGTGGTCGAAGCGCGACCTGACAGGTCAAATCCTCAAGGATGCGGCTGCTAACGACAGCATCGGTGAGTGGGAAGTCATCGAGTTTCCCGCCATTCTGCCTTCGGAGAAGCCGCTGTGGCCTGAGTTCTGGGAGCTTGAAGAGCTTGAGAAGGTTAAGCGCGACGTCCCTAACAGCAAGTGGATGGCGCAGTACCAGCAGAACCCCATCTCCGAGTCGGCTGCTATCGTGAAGCGTGAGTGGTGGATGGAGTGGGAAGGCGACAACCCTCCTTCCTGTGACTTTATCTTACAAAGCTGGGATACGGCCTTCGAGAAGACACAACGTGCCGACTATTCGGCATGTACAACGTGGGGTGTGTTCTACCACCCTGACGACAATGGTGAGACACAGGCTAATATTATCCTGCTGAATGCCTTCCGTGACCGCATGGAGTTCCCCGAACTCAAGAAGGTGGCCATCGAAGAGTATAAGGAGTGGCAACCAGACGGGGTCATCATCGAGAAAAAGGCATCCGGTGCCCCGCTCATCTACGAGATGCGGGCCATGGGCATACCGGTGCAAGAGTTCACTCCGACGCGGGGTAATGACAAGATTTCACGTCTCAACGGTATCGCAGATATATTTGCGTCTGGTAGAGTATGGGCACCAGCAACACGCTGGGCCGAGGAAGTCATTGATGAAGTTGCAGAATTTCCCGCAGGTTCCAACGATGACTATGTCGATACGGTGTCTATGGCACTGCACAGGTTCAGGCGTGGAGGCTATATCACTACTACGCTAGACGAACCGGACGAAATCCAGTATTTCAGGTCAAATCGTAATCAGGGGTACTACTAATGGTCAAGGCACTTTTCCCAGTCGGCAAAACTCAATGGTCAAAATGGTCGGACGACCAGCGTACGGCATTCAACGAAGCACGCGCAGAGGGCGTAGAATACGCCGATGCCGTAGCAGGTGCGAACCAGACGCAGACTAAAAAGAAAAAGAACGTGTTCGACCTTATCGGAGACGTAGCGGAAACCGCAGTTCGCGTAGGTGAAGTGGCGGCATCTGTTTCTCCGGCGCTCGCAGTGGCTAAGACTTTGGTTAAAAAGGTCAAGTAAATGGACATCGACAAGTCGCTTAACCAAGCCCCACTAGGTATGTCCCCGACGATGTCGGAGATGGACACTGGTCCTGACATCGAGATCGAGATTGAAGACCCTGAGAGTGTCAGCATTGACATGGACGGGGTGGAGATTGAGATTGACCCTAGTGAGGACGAGGGCGACTTTAACGACAACCTAGCCGAAGACTTGGACGAGGACGTGCTCGCAGAGCTTGCTGGCGACCTCATCGGTGAGTTTAACGAAGATATCAGCAGCCGTAAGGACTGGATACAGACTTATGTAGACGGGCTTGAGTTGCTGGGTATGAAGGTCGAAGACCGCACAGAACCTTGGCCGGGAGCCTGTGGTGTGCATCACCCGCTGTTGGCCGAAGCTGTCGTCAAGTTCCAAGCCGAGACTATGAGTGAGACGTTCCCAGCCCAAGGGCCGGTGCGTACGCAGATTATCGGTAAAGAGACTACAGAGAAGAAGGACGCCGCTGCACGCGTCCAAGAAGATATGAATTACCAGTTGACCGATGTGATGGTCGAGTATCGCCCTGAACATGAGCGCATGCTGTGGGGGTTGGGCCTTGCAGGTAACGCGTTCAAGAAGGTGTACTTCGACCCATCACTCGGTCGTCAGGTATCTATGTATGTAACTGCGGAAGACGTAGTTGTGCCTTATGGCGCGTCCAGCTTGGAAGTCGCTGAACGCGTCACCCATGTGATGCGGAAGACCCCGAATGAGCTTCGCAAGCTTCAAGCGTCGGGTTTTTACCGTGATGTAGACCTGCCAGACCCCGTCAATTCGATGGATGAGGTTGAGCAGAAGATTTCGGAGCAGCTTGGCTTCCGTGCAGAGACCGATGACCGGTACAAATTGCTGGAAATGCACGTCGATATCGTCATTGAGGACGATAAATACCGCGACAAGGAAGAAAATGACCTTGAAATCGCGCTTCCGTACGTCGTTACCATAGATAAAGAGACCGAAACGGTCCTATCCATCCGTCGTAACTGGAACCCTGATGACAAGAAAAAGCTTAAGCGCAACCACTTCGTACATTATTCGTACGTTCCGGGCTTTGGCTTCTACGCTTTTGGCCTTATTCACCTTATTGGTGCTTTTGCTAAGTCTGGTACCAGCCTTATCCGTCAGCTTGTTGATGCTGGTACTCTATCTAATCTACCGGGTGGATTTAAAACTAAGGGCTTGCGCGTCAAGGGTGACGACACCCCGATAAGCCCAGCCGAATGGCGGGATGTGGACGTAGCGTCGGGTACGATGCGCGATAACATTATGCCACTTCCTTATAAGGAACCTTCACAGGTCCTTTATAGCCTCCTTGGGACCATCGTAGACGAAGGTCGTCGCTTCGCGGGTATGGCGGACATGAAAGTGTCTGACATGTCTGCACAGGCTCCTGTGGGCACCACGCTGGCTATTCTTGAGCGTACGTTGAAGATGATGAGTGCCGTGCAGGCACGCGTCCACTACGCGATGAAGCGCGAGTTCCAGCTTCTTAAGGGCATCATCCGCGACTACACCCCAGATACGTACAGCTACGAGCCAGAAGAAGGCGGACGTCGGGCTAAGAAGTCTGACTACGACAACGTCGAGGTTATTCCGGTCTCTGACCCTAACGCCGCTACCATGGCGCAGAAAATCGTGCAGTACCAAGCGGTCATCCAGTTAGCCCAAGGTGCTCCACATATTTATGACCTGCCATACCTGCACCGCCAGATGCTTGAGGTGCTGGGTATCAAGAACGCTAACAAGCTCGTCCCACTCAAAGATGGTGACGACATGAAGCCGCGTGACCCTGTGTCTGAGAATATGGACGTCATCAACGGCAAGCCCGTCAAGGCGTTCCTCTACCAAGACCACGAAGCCCACATCGCGGTACATATGGCTGCTATGCAAGACCCCAAGGTTGCGCAACTTATGGGCCAGAACCCCAACGCGCAGGCTATGCAGGCTTCAATGCAGGCTCATATCGCTGAACACCTTGCGTTCGAGTATCGCAAACAAATCGAAACACAGGCGGGCGTGCCACTACCACCACCTAACGCTGAGATGGATGAAACTACGGAGTTGGCGGTTTCCCGTTTGGCGGCTGCAGCAGGACAACAGTTGCTGCAGAAGAACCAAGCCGAAGAAGCTACAGATTGACGCCGCTGAAAAGAATGACCGCCTCGAACTCGAACAGATGCGTATCGAGTCTCAAGAAGAGATTGCTGGCTTAAACGTCGGCGCAAAACTTGCCACTTCCAAAAACCAAATGGAAGCTAAGCAGGAAGCAGAAGGACTTCGTATGGGTATCGAGATTGCCCGCGAAGCCATGCAAAGTGAACAACCCGTTCCCAACCAAGCAACGCCTAAGGAGAATGAATGACACATGAGTTACTGACGTACCTGTCAAAAAAGATACAAGACGAGATTGACGTACTTAGCGGCGACCTCGCCCGTGGCACTGCAAAGGACCACGGGGAATATAAATATGCCTGCGGGATTATCCGTGGGCTTATGATTACAAACGGTTTCATCGCTGAAGCCGCACAAAGAATGGAACAAGACGATGACTGATATTGTTGGGGTCACCACCCCCTCGTTAGTGGGCCTCAATGGCAAACCTATTGTGGCGAAGGATAAAGAACCCGAAGTTGCGGTTGAAGACCGCGCAAAGCAGCTTCCTGACCCATCTGGCTACCGCATCCTGTGCGCGCTCCCAGAGGTCGAAGAGAAGACCGCTGGCGGTATCTTCAAGGCCGACTCTACCAAGCAGTATGAAGAACTCACTACCCCAGTGCTTATGGTGCTGAAGCTGGGTCCAGATTGCTACAAGGACGAGAAACGCTTCCCGTCTGGCCCATGGTGCCAAGAAGGTGACTTCATTCTGACCCGCCCAATGGCAGGTAGCCGTGTGAAAATTCACG